CCGTGCCGCCCGGGCCGCGCCTCACTTTCACCCGCGCCTTGCCCGTCGCGGTCGCGGTGAAGTTGACCGAGTGCCGAGTCCAGGAAACGCCGGGAGTCATGCTAGCCGATTGCACGAGGCCCGACCCAGTTGAGTCGTCAACTTCCAGCCGCGTCGTTGCGGTCCCTCCTGATGTCCCGCGCACGAGCCCGAACACCCAGTAGTCGACGCCCTCCGTGAGTCCTTCAACTTCCTGGTAGACTCCGTGCGCGCCGGCATCTTCGTCTAGTCGCAAGCTGTAGCCGCCTGCTCCCTGGTAGATCGTGTCGTCGGCTCCTGTGAGGCTGGGATTGTCGGAAGTCCACCCAGAGAGATCGCCAGTCTCAAGGCCGGCGTTGACGAGTGGAAACGAGTCGCGCTCAAGCACGATTCTGAAGTTGCCGCCCTGGCCGAGGTCCAGTCGGTAGCAGCCGGTCGCCTCGTTGTAGGGCACGTCAACGTACCCGGTCGGCGCGTCCGACCCGCCAATGAATGTCACAGCGCCGGAGCCCTTGCCGTCGCGGAGCGTCTTCAGCCACTCTTGCCAGCCCGGGTATCGAGTGAGGTCGGTCGCCGTGCACGAGTAATCGAAGCCGCCGTCCTCGTTGCCGCGGGCGTCTACATCGGTGATGAGAAAGTCGCCCACAACCGAGGGAGTCGCCCGGTCGATCGGGACGACGTAACCCGGCCGCGGGAATTCGGTCGAGGTCGTAAACCGGACAATGCGAGGGAGGCGCGCGGCTGCAGCGAGCGCGGCATCGTTCGCGAGTTGTGCCGCCGCGGCGTTGGTGTTGCTCGTGTCGTCAACTACGAGGCCCTTTTTCCCGCTCGTCGCTTCGATGCCGCTTCGGATCGTTATCTCGGTTTCGTCCTGCGAGAACACGACCGCCGCCCCAAACTTCCGGTAGGTCACGACCAAGTCATCGCTCGACGTGAGCACGGTCTCGCCGCTGTCCTGCCGGATCTGAGTCCCGCCCTCGGTCCAATAGAACGGCACGCCTGTATCTGTGCCTTCATAGCCGACAGACTGCTCAAAGGGTCCGCTGCCGGTATCGAGGGTGATGCTGATGATGCTCCCGGCCTTGTGGTCGAGATCCCAAGTGCGGGTTGAGCCGTCGCCGTGGAACGTTTGGGACTCCGGCACGAGGGCTTCCGGCGCGATGCGCCGCCAAATCTGGTTCTTATAGTCGACACTCGACCGCTCGACGCTGATGGAGGTTATCGGCGCATTTTCATCGGTTATCTCGAACGGAGCAGGCGTCGCGGTGGCGCTCCGGAAATCCAGTTGCTTCAGCTGGTCGGAATACCAAATAAAATCGCAGAGCTTCGATAGCTCCTCGAACACCTCGCTCGCCGTCTTGTGGTCGATGTTGTACCGCTCAAGAGTGATGCCGTCCTCGATCAGCCCCTCGTCGAATCCGTCTTCGAAGAGGTAGGTAGCGATGATGTACCGACAGATATCGCCGCACGTCGAGTCCGTGAACGTCTCCGCCTCAATGACGCGCTCATCGAGCAACGCCTCGTAAGATACGCACTCGATCTTCAGCAGGACGTCTGGAGCGTCCCCTCCGATGCGGACCTCCTCCACGATCTGTACAATCAGCCCCGCCCACATTAGGCCGCTCGCCTCGAACACATGCACGAACTCGCCTATGGCCGCACGGTAGCCGTCGGCGGCGTGCATCCAGAACGAGCAGGATCCTCGCGCGAAGAGGCGCAGTCCCACGGAGAGAGAGCCCTCCATGACGCGCGGGGACTGATCGAGTCCGGATATGTGGAGTTCGGCCACTTATACGCCTGCGAGCTTCGCCTGATTCGCCAGGCTGGACCAGATGAGCTTCGAGTCGAGGTATACGTTCGTGACGGGCTTGTTATCGCGCCACACGATCGCGTCCGAGAGTTGTCGGAGGTAGTCGGCCTGGACGTTGTACAGGTAGTCCTTGATTTCGCGGCAGGCGAACCATGTGCCCTTTGTCGCGCCAAGGATCGACTCATCGCCATTGAGCCCGAGGATGTTCAGCGCCCCTCTCGTGTTCTCTTCGATCCGGCCCGTGTCCTTGCCGAGCGGGCTGCGGAAGAGGCCGATGATGTCAGTCACAGCCGAGATGGAGGAGCTTATTGCGCCGATCCATTGCGCCGCGCTGCTGAATGCCGCGCCCGCCGCTTGCGAAGCGCCAGCAGCAGCGCCGCCCGCCGGATTAGCCGGCAGCCCGGCGGGCTTCTCCCAGATGCTGCTGATGGACGAAGGAACCGCTCCTATGGCGCTCGTCGCGGCGTCGGCGGTCTTCTTGCCTGATGCCTCTCCGACGCCTCCGAGCCATGTCGGCAAGCTCTTTCCGAGCCAGTCTGATAGATTTGCCGCCAACTTTGCCATCTGCTTTTCGAGCGGCTGCAGCAGTTGCTTCAGCATGATCTCCAGGAAGCCACTCGCAAGATCCTTGGCGACGTTCTTCAGCGTCGATCCCCAGTCTTTCCATTCGACGATGTTGCGAGCGATACCGCGAGTCATGGCGTCGAACGCGCGCCGAACATCGCGCTCCAGAGCCCCCATTTCTTTCCGCTGCTCTTTGGTCGTGCCGGCAGCGCGCCTCTGCGCTTCAGTCAGTCTGTCTTGCGCGGAAGCTACATCGGCAAGGCCCGCCTTGCCTTGGGAGAACAGTTCGTTCTGCCTCTCAAGTTCCGCATTTGCCGCGACCACGGCGTTTCGTAGATTGACGCTGCTGTTCGGGTCGAAGATCTTTTCGAGCGCCGTGCCTCTCGCTGACTTCGTCCAGTCAACATCGGCAATCTTAGCGGCAGAAAGGCTCATCTGCGCTGGGATGCGCTGTAAAAGCGGGACGATGACTTCGATCTGCTTCAGCGCGGCATCGGCCATCTTGTCGTGCGCTTTGCCGAACTCGACCGCCATGTGTTGAGTGTCTTTCCAGATCGTGAAGTCTGCGTCCTGGATCCTCCGCGTCAGATCCTCGATAGCTTTGGCGTCGTCTTCGTAGCGCTTCGTGGCGTCTGCCCATGCCTGCGCTCGCCGCTCGGCAATCCGACCCGACTCACCCCAGGCCTCGACTTCCGCCTTTCGCACGGCCGCGGCGGCGTCAGCAAGCACAGCAGCGCTTTGCGTGCCTGCCTTGGCGACCGTCTCGTAGGCCTTGCGGGCGTCGTCTACGGCCTTCTGTCGATCGGCGGCGCTCGGCACCTTGAGAACCGTGAGCGCGCCCGTCACAGTGTCCGGGGACTTGAATAGCTTTGCGACGTCGTCCTGAATCTGCTTCGCGAGCACGGGGATGTTGGCCTGAAGCCGCTTGAAGCCCTCCAGCGCGAATTCGGCGGCTTGGTTGCCGACGACGCCGACGTTTTTCAGCGCTGACTCAATAGCTCCCAGTTCTTTGGTCAGGTTGTGCGTCGCGCCAGTGAATCCGGCGAAATCCCAGAAGTCCAACTTGACGCCGCGCTTGTCCAGAGCCGCTAGGATCGCGCCAATCGGGCCTGCTGTCTCCAGCGCAGCGCTCGCAGCTTTCTGAAGCCATCCAACAGCGCTCTGCAACGCTGGGCCGAGGCTCGGAACGATGGTCTCCGCTAAGCTCTTGATTTGTGCTGAGAGCTTGACCAACTCAACGACCGCGAGAGCGGTGGCTCCGGCGAGGGCGCCCTTCCCGAGCACGTTACCAAGCGCGTCCAGGGCAGACGCTCCAGGCTTGACCTGTTTGAGCAGTGTAACGATGGCCTTCTCAACGGCACCGATGCTGTTGGCCAACGTGCCCAAACCCCAGATAGCCAGAGGAGCAGCCGCGGCAAAAGCGCCCACTCCGATTACCGCGCTTTGTATCGGCTTGGGAAGGTCAGCAAACGCCTTTGCCGCTTCCCTCGCCTTCGTAATCATCGGATCAAGCACGTCTTTAATCACCCTGCCAGCGCTTGGGGCGAGAGCCGTGCCGATGTCCTGCAATGCGAAACTGATCTTGTCCTTGATGTTCGACCACTGGCCAAGGAGTGTTTCGGCCTGACGGGCCATCAGCCCGCCGAAGCGATCACTGATTCCGGCCAGGATTGCCGGTATCGCCGTGCCGGCGGACACCGTCCGGTCCTCTACCTGCTTCATCGCCCCGGCCACGTTCGTCTTCAAGACCTTCGCGAGGATGTCCCACGCCGGAATGCCAGCTTCGGCAAGTTGGCGCATCTCTTCCGCCTGAACTGTGCCTTTCGCTTTGATCTGGCCGAGAGCAGTCACGACGCGCTGGATTCCTTCCGCGCCCATGCCGAGGGCCGCGGAGGCGTCGCCGATGTTCCGGAGGGTCGGTATTACCTCGTGGGCCGCAAATCCCAGCGCCTGCATCCGCTTCGACGCGAGAGTGAGGTCATTGAACTCGAACGGAGTTTTCGCCGCAAAATCCTTCAACTCGTTGAGGTGCTGAGACGCTCGCTCCGCGCCGCCGATCATAGTCTCGAACGCGACCTTGGTCTGTTCGAGATTTCCGGCCGCTTTGAGCGCGGAAATTCCGATGCCGGCAAGGGGCGCGGAGATGGCAAGCGAAAGGCGCTGCCCGACATCCGACATATCGCGCCCGAAGCTCTGAAGCTGGCGCGCGCTGGCCGTTAGCGTCTTGCGAAGCTCTGCGTCGTCCGCGCCGATCTTTATCAGGAATGAGTTCAGTAGTCCCATGTCATTTCACAAGCTTGCTGATGATGCGATTCCAGACTTCCTCGCCGAAGCGTTCGAGGATCTGATTCTTCACGGCGTCAAAGGCTGGCCGAAGATACGGATGAGCCGGCGCGGGACGCGGACCGCCATGTCCGAATTCGATGAGATGAGCGTGAGGGACTTGCAGGCGATCCACGCCGACGATCACAGACGCCTCGTCATGCTTTCCGCGTGCGGCGAAGATCGCATCGCGAAGGTGCCGACGCGGGGTTCCGTCTTTCCGCGTCGGCGACTTGGAGCCGACCGGCGCCAGGGCCCGAGCGCGGTCGCGCACCTCGATCGCACTCGGCAGGAGGCACTCCTTTAGCGCCTGGTCGTTAAAGGCTCGCTCGACCTTCTGCAAGGACTGAATGCAGTCCTGAAGGCCGATGACCTGAATACCCCAACCTTTACGTGCCAAAAAGGGTCCCTGCTTTCGCCATGGCGATGAAGTCGGCGCCGCTTATTCTTCGAACCTTTGGCCCGCTGGGCATGAAGTCTTGCGGCACGAACGCTCGCTTTTTGTGGTCGATGAACTGCGATGAGTTGTGTAGATCGGCCCGCAGCGACGCGAAGCCGGTGAATTGCCGCTCGTGCTCCTGGCGCAGATGCTTCAGGAGGTAATGCATTCGCTTTGGCGTGCAGCGCCAGAAGCCATCAGGCGGCAGGCGAAAGGCGATGCACCAGATCGCCCACAAGTCGTCGAGCGTTACTCGCTCGTCGCTGCGGGCGTCTCGGCCAAAGGGGGCGGCTGGTCCTCTGTGGGCGCATCAACCGAGGCAGCCATGACTTCGAAGACCTTACTGATCAGGCTGGATTCCGCGCCCTCTTCTGTGAGGATGCGACCCAACTGCATCGGGGTGAACGATTCTCCGTCGTCGGCTCCTGAGTTGAGGGCGGCGCACGCCATCGCGCGCATGAGCTTCATTGGCTTCTTCTGAGGAGGGCGCGGCGGCTCGCCTTCTTCGCGCGGTTTCATCGAGTCCAGGTAGCGCTGTAGCGCCTCCAAATGCGGAGCAGCGGAGCCGTCGGTGAAATCGAAGCCGAAATCCTGCAACTCTGCGATGGTGTTGTAGTCCCATCGCAGAGTGCGCATCTTGCCAGCGAACTGGACCCGAACGGACGGGTCCTTCGTCTTATTTGCCATCTTGTTTCCTTTACGGGGTTACGGTGTACGCGCCGTCCAACTTGACGCGTGCGGAGTACTTCGCGATGTTGTCTTTCTCCAGCGTCGGGCCGGTGAATTCCATGAGGGAACCGTTGAAGGTCACGGTCGCGGCGCCGGCATCTGAGCATAGAATCGTCCAGGCGTCGGTCGAGCCGGGTGTCTGAAACGAAGTCAACAGGTGCGCGTGAGTGGCTTCCGCCGGGTCCCACGCGAGCTCGAACGTCATCGAGCCGTAGTCGGGCTTTCCGCCCTTCCACTTCCGCGCGGTGTCGCTGATCGCGGTGTACTCGATTTCGGTCTTTTGCGCCCCCGTGAACGTCAGGGACATGACGCCTTCGATCTTCGTCGGCGTCGAGGCGATGGTTACTTTGAGTTGGGAACCGTCAACTACAAACGGTGCGTAAGGCATTGCGATGTCGCTCCTGTGAGTGCCATCGCTCCCTATGCGAGTTATGCCCTGAGTGAGTGACCACCAGCGGGGCAGGGTCCCCCGTTTTCGACCGGCCGGATCTAGGTGGCCACAACTGAGTTAGTGAGATACGAGTAGGTCGATAATTACGTGATGAATGCCGGAATCGGGCTCGAGCTCGAAGTCGTTGTCGATCGAGATGCCCTTGATGCCGCCACCCTTGTAGCCGCGCGTCGCGTTCTTTACGGCCTCGCGCGCGGCGCGAACTGCCGTCAGGTCCTGGCCGAAGATGGAAATCTGGTACCGGGCAACATGCCGGATGACCGTGCCGTCGATAGCGCCCTCGGGCGGGTTGCTGACGCGCTGAATGGTCGCTACCGGCTCGCAGATGGTGATGTCCGGCGGCAACTCGATCGCGTAGAGCGCGAGGTCCGACACCTGACCGGTGATGCGGTCGTAGAGGGATTCGTCAACCATTTCGCACCGTGCAATAGGTGGTCGTAGTCCAGGCCGCCCGGTCGTGCTGGACGTCGTCGATCTCCATCCGAAGGCCTCGCCACAGCACCCGATGCTGCGGCTTCACGTCACTGCGGAGGTCCATCTCGAACACGCCTGCAGCCGGCGACTGTACCCGTTCGTTGCTGAGGCGCTCGTACCCCCGCAATGGCCGCTGCTTCGCCCACGCGCGCGCGTACTGGCGCGGGGTCTTCGTCGCGACGCCCTTGACGAAACTGGTGTCGTCGCACTCGAAGATGAGCCGCTCGGTCAGTTCGCCGCGGGGAAGCATGGGACGATCTCTACTTTGCCGTAGCGGGTTTCGCGTGCGACCTCATCGCCGATCACGAGATATTGGCCGTTGGAATCTCGGCGGTAGCAGAGCGCCGTTCCCGCTACATCATCCGCCTCGAAGCAGTCGCCGCTGATGTCCGCGCCGTTGAGCAACACGCGTAAGCAGCCGCTGTGGTCTTTGGCGGTCACGATCATAGGTACTTCGCGAGCAACTTCAGGATTTCCAGAATCAGTTCGAGCAACTTCAGAATGTCCACGTCAATGCCTCAGATCCGCATAGCGGGCGATGCAAGAGTCAACGCCGCGAATCAGGTCTTTCGATTCGACAGCAGTGTTTCCCAACGTTACGGCCTCCCGGTGTAGCCAGAAGTGCGCCGC